TTGCTTTGCCATGCCATCTATCTGGTTTAGATCGGCAATATCAGCAGTCAAAGCTGTACTGTCAGCTAACTTAGAAGCTGTACCAGACTGCATACCAGCTAGTGTTGATAGTTCCGCATCTGCAATCTCAGAAGTTCCCACAGAGTTTGCCTGTAGGTGTTCTGATCCGATAGCATTGTCAGCTATTTTTGTAGCATCCACGCAATCAGCAGATAGGTGAGAAGTGTCCACACTTCCGTCAACTAGCTCACTACTATCAACTGAGTTTGCTGCTAGGTGAGTAGCATCAAGAGGACTGCCTGCTATAAGACTTTTGATTTCTGATACTGTTTGATCTGCGGTAGCACCTGCTTCTATAGCATTTAGTTTTGTGTGGTCTGCATCAGTAAAGACATTAGAATCTGTAGCAGCTTCTACTGCTGCTCTTATCTCAGCATTAGTTTGGTCAGCAGTTGCACTAGCTTCAATACCATTCAACTTAGTATGGTCAGCATCAGTAAACACGTTGCTATCACTAGCACTTTCTACAAGTGTTCTAATCTCTGCTGCTGTTTGGTCTGCTGTAGCAGAAGCTTCTATTGCATTTAGCTTAGAATGATCTGCGTCAGTAAAGACATTACTATCAGTTGCAGCTTCTACTGCTGTTCTGATTTCTGCATTTGTCTGATCTCCTGTAGCTCCTTCTTCAATACCACCTAACTTATCAATAATCTCTTGTTGAGCAAATAATACTTGGTCACTATTAGCATCAAGGTCTGCTTCTGTAAGAACAGAACCATCTGCAAAATCTACCTTTTTAGCACTAATATTTGTATCTCTTTGAAACTTAATAGCAACACCATTACTAGGTTCATTGCCAGAAGTAAATGTAATCTGGGTTGCACTTGTAAATGTGTAGTGTGTAGTAATACTTTTTAATACACCACCTACAGTTACATCAACTTCTGCTTCTGAAAGATATGAGAAAGATATATTAAAAGGACCAGCAGAGCCATTGCCAGTATGGTTTGTAAAGGATGCTGCGGTGTTAGTTGCCATGATTATTCAAAAAGAACTGGTCTTCTATATTGCTTACTATAGTCTTTTTTTATTCCTAATTTATAATTTCGTATTCTTCTTTGTTCTTCTTTAGAATAGTTTTCATTTATAAAATTAATCTCTCCTTGTTTTATATATGTTTTGTTAATAACACTTAATTGATAAAATATATTATTTGCTGCTAAAGAACCACCTTCACTTTGCAAACCTTCTTCATCAACAATTCTTTTATTTTTTAAATAATCTTTGCTTTGTAAATAACTATTCATACTTTCTAATATAGTTTTTTTACCAAATCCTACATTTAATTCCATAGTATTTATATCTTTTTTCATATTATTATACTGCTTGGTATCTAATCTTATAGGAACAAAATTTTGACTTGTATAATCTCCTGTTACATATTCTTTGGGTTCTGTTAATCTTTTTCCTATTTGAGTCAAAGCAGTATATATAGGATAGTTTTTACTTTTCTTAGTAACACTTATTCCAAAAATATTACCACCTATTCTATTAGGATAAAGTATAGGATCATTAGTTATATGCTCTACATCAAAAGGTAAATCTGGTCCAATACCATATCTTCTTTTTATCTCATTAAATATTGATCTTCTTTGTAAAGCACCAAAACCAACTTTATTATAATTAGGATTTGTCGGATCATCTGATAAACCAATATCACCTGCTCTTACTTTTGTATCTGGTCTTCTTTGAAATACTTCTATTTCCTTATTACTAAAACCCATAACTTTTAATAAGTCTGCTGGATACCTTCTTAGTTCAGCAAAAATACCTGAGAATGGTCCTCTTGAAGAAACAAACCTACCAACAAATTGTCCAAACTTTTTACTTCTATAATCTTTTACAGGGTCGCCATCAGTATCTAGCATAGTGGCACTACCTCTCATAACATTAATTAATTCTTCTGCTTGCGAAGTCCAAGAATCGTTATATAAATTTTGTACAACAGCCATTAGTAAATTTGTAGTTGCTTCATCATAAGGTTTCCCTCCTAGTATTCCTAACGAATTTATTGTGTCAACTGTCATCTTTAAAGTTCCAGACAAAGGTTCTAACCAACCTTCGTATGATCTGTAAATATAAACAGGCTTACCATCTTCACCTATTAAAGGTTCACCATTTTCATCTTTTTGTAAGTAACCAATACTATAAGGTCGCCAACCATTTAAATACATTTCCTTCCACATAGCAGCACCTTCTTTAGATCCAAAATCAGGTCCACCACCTGTAAGTATTGTTGGTGGTATATATTCTGGATCATTTGCCAATATGTTTGCAGAAGTAACAAAACCTGCAATTCCAGTTATAAAAGCAACAGCTTCATTTATATCACCATTTGCAATAGCTCTTATTTTTGGATCAGGACTATTTAATTGTTTTCTTAATTCTGGAACTGTTACCTCACTTAATAAATTTAAATTTCTACCACCTACTAAAGGTATTTGATCTGGAATGTTTACTTGTTGTTGTTTATTAAAAGGGTTTACAAGAGGTGTAAACATAGGATTTGTTCTGAAATTACCTGATTTAATATTTGCTGGTGTTCTTGTGAAAGATATAAATAATCTTACTAATGGATATTTATTTGCTTTATTGTCTGCATATTTCATAGCTTTACCAAATACTCCTGTAGTATCAATATCTTGAGTAAAGGTTGCAAATTTAGCTTGTTTCTTTGCGTGTAATAAAAATCTTTTTGTAAGTGGTTCTAATTCATTGTCACCATTTTGTGCATACCATTCAAGAACTGCATTAACGTGTTTTTTAATAAACTTGTCTATTTCATTTCTTGGTAATCCTTGTCTTTTGGCTTCCATAAAAGCCATGTATGTAACATCTGCAATTAAGTTTGGTGCTTGAACTGCTGCGTCTGTAGCGGTCATATTACGACCAGAAAATCTTATTGCTTTGCCAGCAGTATTAGTAGCTTTAGCACCTAAACCACTACCATCTGACTTAATAGCAAATCTATTTTGATATTTTCTATTTCCTAAATTAATAAAGTTATCTTCCATCTTCATAGATTTTTTATATGCTTTTCTCATAAAGTGATAATTACTATGTAAAGCAACAAAATGTCTCATGGCAGCTTCTAACATTTCCGGATTTTCAGAACCATGAAATAACTTAAATTGCCTACTATATGTATTTAAAGTTGCTGAAATAAAGTTTGCAGTATTAGTACCAAACCTATATAACATTCCATTTATACCTACTTCGTTGGCTACTTTTAAGGTTTTGCCTATTGCATTATCATCTTGTACTCGAAAAGCGTTTACTTTTGTAAGACCAAATAAAGTTTCTGTTTCTCCATCTGCTGCTTGTATTATTTTTCCTATTCTATAAAGTTCACTATAATCACCTGTTTGCTTTGCTTTCTCTAGTTGTCTTATCAAATCTGCTTTTAAATTATCACTACTAAAAGCAACTTCTTCTAAAGTATTTACTAATTTGTCTTCGGCAGTTTTATTTAATTTTACATTTTGTGCAGCAACATATTCTGCTGCTGTCTTGCCTTCCATACCTTTTAATGGTTTTATATTAAAACCTTCTAATATCTGACCTGCCCTACTGCTTGGTTTTAGATATCTCATCAACCATAGTTTCATTGTGTCTATAGATGAAGTAAGTTCTGTTACTGCTGTTTCTATCTGTTCTGGATTTTTACTATTTAAAGCATTTAAGTAAGCATTGTTTTTGTTGTTAAGTCTTTCTGCTGCAAACATAGCATCTATAGCTAAAGCAGTATTAACTTCCTTTTGTTTATTTATAAGACCATACTCTTCTATTTCATCTGCCATCTTTGCAATCAAATCAGACTTTTCTAGTTCTAACAATTTCTTTGTAAAGTCTTCTTGATCTGGGTCAAATAGTTTTAATGCTTTTAAGACATTTTCTTTATCTGTAACTGATTCAGCACTTGACCAACCTTTTGATTTAAGACCTTTAACCATGTTTCTTATATTGGTTGCACTTGCTTCATCTACAGCATTAACTAAATTAGTTTGTCTTGGTAATAAGTTTGTTGGACCTAAATCTTGTCCACCTGTTTTTTGTTTTACTTTTTTAACAAATACATTATCAGTTGGTACTTTAATCATCATACCGCCTGTATTGTCAGGAGTTGCTTTAGGTGAACCTGTTTGTTCTGTTACTATATCTTTTATCTTTTGATGTATTTTAGAACCATGATTTCTTACTGTATTAACATCAATACCTTGATCTTCAAGTAACCTTACTAATCTTTCGTGAGATATCTTTTGTTTTTCTGTTAAAGGTTTTATCCTATTACCTCTTAATATATATGCAATTTTATCTATATCAGAACCAAATTCTAAGGTTGCAGAACCATATCTAGGACTCATTTTTAAGAATCCTTTAGGCAAACTAAAATCACCTAAATTAGTTTCACCTATATTAAAACCATCACCACCTCCTCTTGCATTAGCTTGTGGTTGTTGTTGTATCTGTTCTTGTAGTACAAAACTCTCTTCAACAACCTTATCAATTTTTTCTTTTTCAGTTTTAGTAAGTAACTTGTTTACTTCATCTGCATTTTTACCTGCAAACTTTTTACCTAAACTTTCAATAAATTCTAATCCACCTTTAAAACTTGCAGCAAAAGTACCACCAAGACCTATTGAAAAAACATACTCTTCAAAAGTAGGAAACCTTTTTTCATCTATTAAAGTTCTTACTGTTGCTTCACCACCACCTAAAGTTCCACCAAAAAGTCCTGATTTAGCTATACCACCTAAGCCTTTACTTTCTGTTGCAAAAGGTATGGCTTGGATAAGACTAGCAGTTAAAAGTTCTCCGTAATTAAGTTGATCTTTAACACCTAAAAAACTTGTCTGTCCAAATTGTAATCTTTGTTTTTCATAATTAAAAATACCACCACCAACAGTATTTAAAACTCCGTAAGCTAATATTCCGTATGGACCTGCACCTAGTAAACCTGATGTTAAAGTATCCAAACCAAGACCACCAACTACCTCAACCCCTAAACCTTTTAAAGTTTGTTCAAACTGTGTAAGATTTGTTCTTTCTGGTATCTCTACATCAAAGCCTTGATCTTCATAAAAATTAAAAACTTTATCTAATCCAATTTGAAACTGTTCTGTTTCTATTGAAGATTTTGGTATATCGTTATTAAGAAAATCTTGAAAATAAAAACCTGTTGAATCTTTAAATACTTTTTCAATAGCTATTCTGTCGCTAGGTCTTCTTAAAGGTGTATTAGTATTTTTAGTTTTATCAAAAAAGTTATTTAATCCAAGGTATTTCAACATACCATCAGAAACGTGTAGATTCTTTTTTTCGTTATTAGCTTGTGTAAATAATGAATAAACTTCTTGCGAAGGATCAAACATACTTTCATTATAAAAATCAAAATCTTCGTCATCTTCTTCAGTATCTTTATATAAAGTGTTGTAAGTATCTTTTATATCTATATTTGTATTCCAATCAAAGTAACTATTTTTTTGTGTGCCATTATTAAAAACATTTGCAGGTTCGTATTTAACCTTATCAAAATTTGTAATGTTAGAAAAATCAATAGATTCTTCTTCGTTTTCTAAAGGATTGTTAATTGATGAATTTGTCATTTAGATTATTGTTTGATCTGATGGTTCTTTCCATAGAATATCAATAACTCTTTGCAATGTCTCTTCATCTTCTTTAATTGGTGCTTTTTCTAATAATTGTTCTTTAGTTGTTACCCCTGCATCTTTTAATCCAGCATATTGATAAGGTCTAAGCATTTCTGTAATTATATCTGTTGAATAAGCACCATTCGGATATTCTCTTACACCTAATCTAGCTCTAGCTACTCTCATAAGAACTGATTGCATTACACCTACTATATCTTCTTCACTACCTAAAATAGCTTCTGTTAAAACCATTTGAGCAATAGCATATTTAGCTTCAACATTTTCTTGAGTATTGTTTTCAACTAAATCTATGTATATATTTTTTGCTTCATCTATAACTTGCTGTGAGGATTTATCAGCGTAACTATGACTAAAGCCATCTTTTTCTATAGTCCTAATAAAGTTTGAATCTTTCTTTAAATTTTCTTCTCTACCACCACTACCATAAGAAACTGCACCATTAAATTGGTCAAACCTATCTGTCATTATTTTAAGACCGCTAGTTAATACACCATCAGTCCTATCCATATCTTCACCACCACCAGAATAAGGTAAGTTAAGACTAGCAGCAAAAGTATTTACAAGATTAGCTGCATCATCTTGATTAATGCCATAATCCTGTAATTGACTTACAAACTGTGTAGCAAGGTCATTTGTATTTTGAGTTACATCTTTGGGTTTAAAGAAGTTAAAGATATTTTCTCTTAACCCTTTCTTCTCTTCTGTTGGTATTTCTTCTGTTGTTGTTTCTTTGTTTTTTTCTTCTATAATTCTTTGTTTTTCTTTTTCTTTTTCTAATCTTAGTCTTTCTTTTTCTGCTGCTTCTTCTGCTTTTGTTTTTTGTAACTGTACTTCAAATGATCTTTTTGTTTGTGGTACTTCTTGTTCATATAGTTTTCTGCCTTCTGTCCATATTGAATTTGTTTTTAATTTATATTCATCATCAGTACCTTCTAAATCTGGATTATTAATTTTATATATATCTAATGTGTATTGTTTTAAAGCTTCGTTTATTTGTTCGTCAAATTGTTGTGCATTTAGATTACCTGCATCTTTTGATATTCTAATAATTTCTTTATTAAGAGCATTTGTAGCATCTGAATAATATAAAGAAGTTTGTTTTTCATAAAATCTACTACCAAAATTATCTTTACCTAACAACGTACCTGCTTGGTCAATAATGTCATTTATTTTTGGTCTTTGAATACCTAAAACATCTTTACCTAATAATGTTTTAATTTGTTGTTTTGCACCATCTAATCTTTCTTTGTCTTCTGGTGTAACTGTTGTACCTAAACTTTTTTCAAATTCATCTAATTCTCTTAAGGCATATAAAGGAGAAATAAAATCTTTATTAATAATTCGTATATCAAAACTATCAAAAAAATCATCTCTTGATTGATCTAAAACTTCTATGGCTTCTAAAAAAGCTTCTTCGTTTTGTCCACCACCAAGCACTTTTTTAATTTCTTCTAATGCTTGTGTTCTTCTTTGTTTGTCAGAATCTAAAAAACTAAACGAATCTAAAGCACTAATGATTTTTGGTTTGATTGCTTCTGCATATTTACCATCAATAAATTTATCATTATTTGTTTCAGCAGTAATTAATCTCGATCTCATTTTATTTAAGTCTTCACCAAAATAATTAGCAACTGTAGATTGACGAGATGTACCATCTTTTAATACTTGTTTTGGACCTATCTTTAAATTTTCAACAAGACGAATATAATTATCAAAAGCAATTACACCACTCTCACCTCTCTGTAAATTAGTCGCAAATATTCTTTCACCTTGTTCATAAATTAAAGGCAATATATTTTTAGGTGATACGCTTTCTACTAATCCAGTATTAGCTTGAAAATTTATTTCTTGTTGTATTTTTTCTAATGCTATAGATGCAAAAGAATCTGGATTTGATAAATCTGTTTCTTCAAAATTATCAAAATCAATCACACTAAAATTAGAAAATATAGAATCTTTAAGAGTTTCTTCTGCTTGATCTATTTTAAAATCATTATTACCTTCTACTTGATTACTAAAAGCTTTATTTATAGCAACAGCTTGTCTCGGTAAGAAAAATTCATTAACAAATTCTGGTCGTACACCTGTCAAATCAGCAACGCTTTGTTCTCTATATTCAGCCATAGCTGTTTTAAACTCAGGCGAAGTAACACTAAATCTACTTAAAGGAACTGATATTTCTTGACCTTCTTGATTTGTTTTTGATACAGCATAATTACTAAAAAAATCTTCTACTTTTGCGTCTTGAGCTAATCCTTGATTTATAGCTATTCTTCTTTCAATACCAGTTCTAACAAAACGACTACTTCCTAAAATTTGTCTAGCAGCTTTTTTATCAGTAGTACTTAAAGCTTTTGTAATTTGTTTTAAAGTTTCTGGATCAGCTTCTAGTACTTTAACTTCACCTTCAAGTTCACCTTTAGCTTTTTCTTTTAATAATTTATTACCAATAAATTGTTGTAATGTTGGATTTACTGTCTCTAATATTTCTGCAAGTTCTTCTGCACCTGTTTTTGGCAACACACTAGGTTGTGCTACGAAAGTATCTACAGGACTTGCGTAAGATCTAAATGCTGTGCTTTCGTAACTTGATGTCATGCTAGTTGTGCAAAGGTATTAAAGCCTTGTGTTGCTGTATTTAATATAACTTGACCTAGAGAAGGTATTTGATTATAGGCTTGATTTATATTGCTTTGTAATTGATTACGTCTATTATCTCTACTTGCAATCAGACCTTCTGTTCTTCTTGTATATTGCCTACTAAATGATTCAAGTTCTTGGTTGATAGCTTCTCTTTGATTTGCAGCTTGTCTTTCTTCATCCATTAATAAAAGTTGAACAGTCAAACCTGCTTGCTCTGATGCTCTTATAGCACCTCTAGCCTGTAATGCTTGTATTGTTTTTGATAAACTTTCTTGTGCTTTAGATGCCCTAGTTTCCTTTAAGTTATCTGCTAAAGCTTCTTGTTGTAAAGCAAGTGATCTTTCTGCTGATTCGTTAGTAATTAATGCACTTTGATATTGTTGATCGGCTGCTGCCCTCGCTGCGTTTCTCTGTGAAATACCACTAGCCAGACCAAGACCTAAAGACCCAAGAAAAAGTCCACCTTGAGTAGCAGTAAGTCCTAGTACAGGAACACACATTTAGGCAATCCTCAGAAATTCATAAAATGGTTTATTTTCTTTTCCATATTCTGCGTGATAATTAATAAAAGTAAACCCAAGACTTTTTAGCCATTTAATAGCTGTTGTATTCTCAGCATATACCATATTGTATAGTAAATTATAATTTTTCAATAGATCATCTACCCATTTCTTACCTTCTCTTACTAATTGTATTTTATATTTTCTATTACTAAACAACTCATCTGTTGTTATACACCATATACAACCATCACTTATTACACCACATAAACCCATTGGTTGATCTTCGTCACCAGCTATAGCTAAAACTTGTTGTCCATATAAATATGTTAGTCGTAATGCATCCTCTGGTTCTTTTCCTGTTTGATAGTAAGCTTCTATTTTATCCATCTCCCTCATGTTTTTACATACATGGTTAAGGTCATGTAAGTTTGCTTTTCTCAGATACCCCATTTAGACTCTACGACTTCTCATATAGAACATAGCTTCATATTCTGCACTTGATAACTGTGTTGGTAGGAAAGTGTCATTCTTAACATCTATATCTACTCTATCTGCCCTACTCATTATTGGTACTCTAAACGTACCTGTCTCTAGATTTATCTGACCGATAGCAGCAGACGCAGCACCTAACAGACGACCAGTAAATTTATGGGTACTTGTGTCTCTATTCTCAGGTGTTACCTCTACTTTAAAGAATCCAGTATCTTCAAACTTTATATAGAAATGATGCAGTTGCAACCTGCCACTAATAAATTCACTTCGTTGACCTGCACCTTCTGTAAGTCTTTGTTGACTAAATCTATAGTGCATTAGGAAAGGTTCACCAATAATAAATTTACTATTTCTAAAATCACCATTAGCTGTAATGGTAGAGGTAGAACCATTTGAAGTGTTTGTTGTCTGTATCAGTTGTCCAGATTTTAAGGTAACTGTATTACCTTGTGTATTAACAAAAGTACTTGTTTCACCGCTTGCCAAATATCTACCAACAATATTCATATTGGCTCTTAGTCTATAAGGGACTGTAAAGGTACTTACATCTGTGCTTGCGTTATAAGCAACAGATACACCACTTGTTGCTTCTGTTACCTTATGGTCTAAATGAAATTCAAAGTCTGAATTAGTTTCTCTAAACTCTGCTTCAAAAGGTATCTTTTCTAATGACGTACCATTTGCTTCTTCTACTACACAAAACAAATCAGTACCAATAAAGTCTATATTTCTGATAGATCTGGCAGAATTAAAAGTATAAGTTGACCAGCTATTTAATATCTTTTGAAAGTTCTCACCATATAACCATCTGTTGATATATAGCTTGTTTGGATTATCAGTACCAAGCAAAACTAAAACATCTTCATTAGTAGATACAGCTAATTTAAAAACATTACTTGGTATCAGTCTTGGTACATGAATAGTAATATTACTAGCTTCTTTGATAGCTACATTCTCTTGTGTTATATATTCTCTTACACCAGCAAAACTACCTTTTTGAGTAAGGTAATAGATAGAAGAACCAGAACCTACAGGCTGTGCAGAATCACTAGACTCAAATTCTGTTGCTACTACTACGTTTGCAGTCTTTGGTGTTAACGTATCAGAAGAAGAGGTAAGAACAAATTGCGTTTGATCTGAGAATAAGATCAACTGTTCTCCCATAGTTACTGCGTGTTTAAGAATCGCAACTTTAGTGTGAGAAGCACCAACGTCTATAGGGTCAGAATCTATAACAGATATAACTGTCTCAGGAAAGAAGTTAAAGAACTCTGCAACTCTTGATAAGACAACATTATCATCAGCTAAAAAACCTAATCTGTTTCTAAAGAAGAATACGTTATTGATAGTAGCTCCAATAAAAGAAGGGTTTGGTGCAGAATCTAAATCACCTACAGTACGTTCACCCCATTTCGGTAGTGTATAAGTAGTACCAGAGATGGTATAACTATCACCATCAACTCTTGCAAACCTAAAATTATTATCAGCCTGACGTATAAGAACGTGTGGCATAGTGTCATAGTTAAATTTAAAAGGAATACCAGCTTCTACAGTCTCTTCCCATTGCCCTTCTTCAAAAGCATTTCCATTATTAGTTACAAACTTAACGTAATAATTATCAAAGTTTGTAGCTTCATCTCCTTTTATTTCTACAACATATCCATTGGGTGAAACTGTTGGTAGATCAGTAAATCTCTGTACTGAATCTTTTACTACTGTTAACTGTGTATTACCTTGAGAGTCACTACCATCTATAGAAAAATTACTACCATCTGTTTTTTTAATATGTATTACAGGACCATTACGAGCAATCGTAAAACCTGTAAGACCAGAATTAAGTCCTGACACCAAATCAGTAGCAACCTGAGTAGTGCTTAGAGTAGAGTCTGAAGTAGTGTCATCAGTAACAGTCACCCCATCTACAGTTATTGAATATGTAGTCTTATCTGATACTTGATTTATAAATACAACTGCTTGAGTTATATTGCCAGCACTTACCGCAGTATCCATAGCAGTAGTCACGCTTGTATTTACAACAAAGGTAAAGTCAGCAATAGTAATAGTTTTTATGACACCTCTAGGGTTTGAAGTATTTAGGTAGGTAGTACCATCAGGTTTGTTTACTGTTCTTTCAGTACCATCTAGTTCATAGACTTTGACATTACCATTACTGAATACAGCTACATATCTTTCGCTTATATCTCTATTGATAGTTTGAATATGAACATTACCAATAGCAGAACTTCCTAATGAAGTAATGAATTGAGTTCCAGATCGTTTTGTAAGACCTTGTACTGGATTACTGTTGGCATTGTCCTGTATGTCAGCATGGTCAGCTTGCTTTGTAGAGTCAGCAGCTTGTGATACACCTCTTAGTAAAGTAGGTATTGCTCTTGAGACTACAGCCATAGTTATCTAATAAGTCCGTTTGCTGGTGAATAAGTATCAAAGACACTTGTTAATGAAGGATCACCTCTAAGTAAGTTGTGATCTCCATTTGCTAAATCTGTTTCCATTAGTATAGCTCTTGCTCTAGTTTCATCTTGTCCTGTATAAGTTCTTAACCCATCATCAGTAACTAATCTATCGACAAAAACTCTTGCAGCTTTGATGTTAATATATCTTCTTGCTGGTTCTGGTATCTCTTCAAAAGTTCTTAGATAAATAACAGTACAAATCAAATCTTCATCAAACTCAAACTTATTATTTAACCTGTCATATAATTTTAATCCACGTTGTATAGGATCAATCGTTGGGTGTTGATGTATGTTTGCATCAATTCTTAAAATGTCTTGTGATAGAGCTATTTGTTTAGAGTCATCTCTAGTAAGAGTTACATCTATCTCAGTATTAAAAGACCAACCTTCTGATTGGATCTCTTTATTAAATTCTGTAAGAGTTGATTGAGCTAGTTTTACATCTACAGGAAGAGTACCAATAAGACTGTTAACAGGTGATTCTCCTATGGCAGCCAACATAATGTTGATAGCTTCAAGTTCGGTGGTTGCAGCTACAGTCATTGTTTAGTACTTTTTTATTTTAAGTGAGTCTCTCCCACCTTTCTTCTTTTTCTTCTTTGATGAATACATGAGATTAGTTAAGCTTTTTTAATTTTAAGTGATTTTCTGTTTTTGTTTGAAACCAAAGTTTTTAATTCAGTTTCCGAAATTCTTTGAGTTTTCATAATTAAATTTTTTCATACCGATATTTATAACCACCATAGTCATTATCTAATTTATTGACCTTGTTCATTGCTCCTCTTAAAGTTTTTAAAGGTTTACCAACATATATTTTGGTTCTTCCATTTCCAACAGGCGAGGACTCATAAAAAAAAACTTCATAAGGCATATAAAAAAAGGGTATCTAATAATAAGATACCCTATAAATTGAAATTAAGAAGCAGATAACTTAATAGTAGCTGCACATTCTGGTCTTAGGATTCCATGACCAAGAGCATACTTAGCAACCATTAATGTACCTTGATACATAATTCCGTAGTCAGAACCAGAGATCTCAGTTGTCATATCCAT